CATGCCTGCGCTGTAACACCCACCGCTACACGGCGCCGTCCTCGCGCCCCTTGCGCGCGCGCGTCACTCTCAGGGCTCACTGATCCGGCACTCGCCCAGGAGCCTCTACCCCATGGCCACCGAATACCATCACGGCGTCCGCGTCCTCGAAATCAACGAGGGCACCCGCCCCATTCGCACCGTTTCCACCGCCGTGGTGGGCATGGTTTGCACCGCGTCCGATGCCGATGCGGTCAAGTTCCCGCTCAACAAGCCCGTGCTGCTCACCGACGTGCTAACCGCCTCCGGTTCGGCCGGCGAGCTGGGCACCCTCGCGCGCAGCCTGGATGCCATCGCCGACCAGGCGTCGCCCGTCACCGTCGTGGTGCGCGTGGAAGAGGGCGCCACCGAGGCCGAGACCACCAGCAACATCATCGGCGGCGTGAGCGCAGGCGGCCAATACCAGGGCATGAAGGCGCTACTGGCGGCCGAGGCCCAGCTCGGCGTCAAGCCGCGCATCCTCGGCGTACCTGGTCTCGATTCGCTGCCGGTCACCACCGAGCTGGTGACGATCGCCGAGAAGCTGCGCGGCTTCGCCTACGCCAACGCCTACGGCTGCGAGACCGTCAGCGATGCCATCGCCTACCGCGCGGGCTTCGGTGCCCGCGAGCTGATGCTCATTTGGCCGGACTTCGTCTCCTGGGACACCGTAGCGAACGCCAACGCACCGGCCAGCGCCATCGCCCGCGCCCTGGGCCTGCGCGCCAAGCTGGACGAGCAGGTCGGCTGGCACAAGACCCTCTCCAACGTGCCGGTCAACGGCGTGTCGGGCCTGTCCAAGGACATCTACTTTGACCTGCAGAACCCCGCCACCGACGCCGGCCTGCTCAACGCTGACGAGGTCACCACGCTGATCCGCCGCGACGGCTTCCGGTTCTGGGGCTCGCGCACCTGCTCGGCCGACCCGCTGTTCGCCTTCGAGAACTACACCCGCACCGCCCAGGTACTGGCAGACACCATGGCCGAGGGGCACTTCTGGGCAGTGGACAAGCCCATGCACGCCTCCCTGGTGCGCGACATCGTCGAGGGCATCAACGCCAAGTTCCGCGAGCTCAAGCGCAACGGCTACATCATCGACGGCGAATGCTGGTTCGACCCGGCCGCCAACGACAAGGACACCCTCAAGGCCGGCAAGCTCTACATCGACTACGACTACACCCCGGTCCCGCCGCTGGAAAACCTGATGCTCCGCCAGCGCATCACCGACCGCTACCTGGTCGACTTCGCCGCCGGTATCACCGCCTAACCCCATTTATCCGCGCGGCCCTGGTCGCGCCGTAGGAGAGCCCAGCCATGGCCCTGCCCAAGAAACTCAAGCACCTCAACCTGTTCAACGACGGCAACAGCTACCTCGGTGTTGCCAAGGCCGTCACCCTGCCGGTTCTCGGCCGCAAGCTGGAGGCCTACCGGGGCGGCGGCATGGATGGCCCGGTCAAGGTCGACATGGGCCACAGCGACGATGGCCTGCAGCTGGAATGGACGCTCGGCGGCTGGGACCTGATCGCAGTGCGCCAGTTCGGCGCTACCAAGGTCGACGGCGTGCAGCTGCGCTTCGCAGGCTCTGCGCAGCGCGACGACACCGGCGAAGCCAGCGCCGTGGAGATCGTCACCCGCGGCCGGCATGAAGAGATCGACTTCGGCGACGCCGAGCCCGGTGAAGACACCGAGCACAAGATCACCACCGCCCTGACCTACTACAAGCTCAGCGTCGACGGTGAGGTCCTCATCGAGATCGACCTGCTCAACTTCGTCTACATCGTCGACGGCGACGACCGCCTGGCCGAGCACCGCAAGGCCCTCGGCATCTAAGCCGTGCACAGCCAGCGCCCCCCTTTCCGCAACCCGTCAGCAGCGCCCCTGCTGGCGGCCCCAACGCACCCAAGGAGCAACCCCATGGAAACCACCGAGACCACCGCCGAAAAGGCCAAGAACCCCAACGAGGCGGTCATCACGCTCGACACGCCAATCAAGCGCGGCGAGACCACCCACGACAGCATCACCCTGCGCAAGCCCATGAGCGGCGAGCTGCGCGGCGTGACCCTGGTCGACCTGGTGCAGATGGACGTGCAGGCCCTGCGCAAGGTGCTGCCACGCATCAGCACCCCCAGCCTCACCGACCACGAGATCGGCACCATGGACCCGGCCGACCTGATGGCCTGCGGCGTCGCGGTGTCCGGTTTTTTGCTGCAGAAGTCGGCGAAGGAAGCTGCCCTCGTTGCGTAGAAGACGCCATGGCCGACCTGGCCGTGGTCTTTCACTGGGCGCCGGCGGACATGGAACCGCTGGCCCTTTCTGATCTGATCGAATGGCGCGAGCGGGCCAGAACACGCTGGGAGCTGAAGCATGGCCAATGACTTGAAGATGGAGGTGATCCTCCAGGCCATTGACCGAGCCACCCGCCCGATTCGCGCCATCACCCAGGGGAGCGTCGGCCTCGGCCGCGCCCTCAAGGACTCTCGCGACCAGCTCAAGACGCTGCAGCAGCAGCAGCGCGACGTCAGCAGCTGGCGCACCCTACGCACGGCAAGCGAGCAGACCGAAACCGCCCTGCAGGCCGCCCGCGAGCGCGTGAAGGCCCTCGGCAAGGACCTGGCTGCCACTGGCGTGCCCACCCGCCAGATGACGCGCGACCTCAAGGGCGCCATCCGCGAAGCCACCGCCCTCAAGAGGCAGCACCAGGAGCAACAGGTACAGCTCCAGGGCCTGCGCAACAAGCTCGGCGCCGCCGGCATCAGCACGCGCAACCTCAGCCAGCACGAGCGCGACCTGCGCCAGCGCATCGAACAGACCAACCAAACCATCACCGAGCAGGGCCGACGCATGCAGCGCCTGACCGCGCAGACCAAGCAGCTCGCGATGGCCCGGGCTCAGTACGACAAGACCCAGCAGCTCGCCGGCAGCATGGCCGGCGCCGGTGCAGGCTCGGCTGCTGCAGGGGCCGCCATGGGCGTGCCAGTGCTCAGCACCGTGCAGAGCTACATGGGCTTCGAGGACGCCATGGCGGGCGTGGCCAAGCAGGTGGAAGGCGCCCGCGACGGCAATGGGCAGCTCACCAGCACCTACTTCGAGATGGCAGACGCCATCAAGGCCATGGCCGAGCGCATCCCCATGGCCACCACCGAGATCGCCGCCCTGGTGGAAGGCGCGGCGCGCATGGGCGTGACCGGCAAGGACAACCTGCTGGCGTTCGCCGAGGTGGCCGCCAATGCCGCTACCGCGTTCGAGCTGCCGGCCGACCAGATCGGCGAGAACCTCGCGCGCATCGCCGACCTGTACAAGATCCCGATCCAGAACGTCAGCCAGCTGGGCGACGCCATCAACTACCTGGACGACAACGCCAAGTCGAAGGGCGCGGACATCATCGAGGTGCTGCAGCGCACCGCGGGCGTCACTGCCTCGGTGGGCATGAGCTACAAGGACGCCGCCGCCCTGGGCTCCACCTTCCTCACCCTGGGCGCCACCGCCGAGGTGGCCGGCACCGCCACCAACGCGATGATCCGCGAGCTGGCGATCGCCACGCAGCAGCCCAAACGCTTCCAGGCTGGGCTCAAGGCGCTCGGGCTCGAGGCCGAGGCGCTGCAGAGCGGCATGGCCGAGAACGCGACGGGCACGCTGCAGCAGGTCCTGGACGCCATCAACAAGCTGCCCAAGGCCGAGCAGCTCGGCGTCACGACGCAGCTGTTCGGCAAGGAGTTCGGCGACGACGCCGCCAAGCTGGCCCAGAACATCGGCGAGTACCGCCGTCAGCTGGACATGGCCAACTCCACCGCCGGCTCGGGCTCCATGCAGCGCGAAGCGGACATCCGCGCCGAATTGATATCGGCACGCATGGACATGGCCAAGAATCGCGCCTTCAACCTCTCGGCCACCCTGGGCGAGACCCTGCGCCCCACGCTGGTGGAGCTGTTCGAGAGCTTCAACAGCGTGATCGGCCGGGTGACCGACTGGGTCAAGGCCAACCCGGAGCTCGCCGGGCAGATCATCAAGACCGTGGCCGGTGTGGCAGCGCTGGCGGCTGGCTTCGGCGCCGTCACCCTGGGCCTGGCCAGCTTCCTCGGCCCGTTCGCCATGGCGCGCTACGCGCTGACGCTGTTCGGCATCAAGGGCGCGAGCCTGGGTACCGTTCTGCTCAACCTGGGCAAGGCCGTGCTGCCTATGGTGGGCAAGGCAATCCTGTTCATCGGCCGGGCGCTGATGATGAACCCCATCGGGGTGGCCGTGACGGCCATCGCCGCGGCGGCTTACCTGATCTACCGGAACTGGGAGCCGGTCAAGGCGTTCTTCCTGGGCCTTTGGGCCGAGATCAAGCAGGGCTTCGCCGGCGGCCTCACCGGCATCGCCACGCTGATCCTCAACTTCTCTCCGCAGGGGCTGTTCTACCGCGCCTTCGCCGGCCTAATGGGCTACTTCGGCGTCGAGCTACCGGCCAAGTTCTCCGACTTCGGCGGCATGATCCTGGACGGGCTGGTCAACGGCATCAAGAACAAGCTCGGCGCCGTCAAGGCCGCCATCAGCGGCGTCGGCGACAGCACCGTCGGCTGGTTCAAGGAGAAGCTGGGCATCCACTCGCCGTCGCGCGTGTTCGCTGAGCTAGGCGGCTTCACCATGCAGGGCCTGGAGCAGGGGCTGGTGGGCGGCCAAAGCGGCCCGCTGGGCGCCGTCACCGCCATGGCCAAACAGCTGGCAGCCGCCGGCGCCGTCAGCTTCGGCATGAGCGGCCCGGCAGTGGCCATAGACAACCGCCCGCCGCTATCCGCCGCAGCGAGCAGCGCGCCCATGGTCGTTCAGGGCGACACCTATCAGATCACCATCCACGCGGCGCCCGGTACCGACACCGCAGGCCTGCGCCAGATGTTCAACCAGCTGCTGGACGAGCGCGAGCGCGGCAAGGCGGCCCGCGTTCGCTCGACCTTCGGCGATCAGGAGTAATCGACCATGATGATGGCCCTCGGCATGTTCGTCTTTAGCCTGGAGACCCTGGCTTACCAGGAGTTCCAGCGGCAGACGGACTGGCGCCACGGCTCCACCAGTCGCATCGGCACCAACCCCGCGCGCCAGTACCTGGGCCGCGGTGAGGACAGCATCACCCTGCCCGGCGTACTGCTGCCGGCGCTGGCTGGTAGCCCCCTCAGCCTCGACACCCTGCGCATGATGGCCGACACCGGAAAAGCCTGGCCCCTGGTGCAAGGTGACGGCCGGATCTTCGGTCTGTGGGTGATCGAATCGCTCAGCGAGACGCGCACGCTGTTCTTTCGTGACGGTGCCGCGCGCCGCATCGAGTTCAACCTCAAGCTGAGCCGCATCGATGACGGCCGCGTCGACCTGCTGGGCAGCGTCACCGGAAGCGTCGGCGGCATCCTGCGGGGGCTGCTGTGAGCCTGCTCAGCCAAGCCGGCGCGCTGCTCGGTGACGCGGCCAACCGCTACCGCGAGGCGACGTCCTACCCCAAGCCGATCTGCCGCGTGGTGGTCAACGGCAACGACATCACCGACCTGCTACTCAGCGGTGATCAGCCGCGCCTGGTCAGCATCGAGCTGACCGACAACCGCGGCATGGAGGCGGACCAGCTCGACATCACCCTCCGCGAC